ATTAATGGTGGAGCTAATTTTGTATTAGAGAAAGTATATGCATCAGTGACAATTTGGTCTGATGGTACTAATTGGATAGTTCTTTCATCATCTCAAGTAGCTGACTCATAATATATGGCAACAAAGAAAAAAAGTACGGTAAATAGTAGTGGAAACTACACAAAACCGGGAATGCGTAAAAGATTATTTAATTCAATTAAAGCCGGAAGCAAGGGTGGAGGTGCTGGACAATGGTCTGCACGTAAAGCTCAAATGCTAGCAAAACGTTACAAAGCTAACGGTGGAGGTTATAAAACTAAGAAATAATGAAAGGAGTAAGACACTATTTAAAAAATGGAACAGAATGGAAAGGTGCTAGTCACAAAATGTCTAATGGTAAATTACATACTGGTAAGACACATACAAAAACTAGTAAACCATTAGTTCATTTAAAGGATTTATCTGATACAGCACTAAAGAAGTTAACATCCACAAATATGAAGAAAAATAAAAAGTAATGGCTAAGACTAAGCAGCAAAAAAGTCTTACCAGGTGGACTAAACAGAAATGGACTACTGCATCTGGCAAAAAAAGTTCTGATACAGGTGAGGTTTATGCACCTAAGAAAACTATTGCTAAATTAAAGAGTACCAAAAAAGGTAAGGCTAAATTAGCTGCAGCAAATAAAAAAAAGCGTGCTGCTACTAAAAAAGGCAAACAACATGCTAGTCATGGTTTACATAAAGGAAAGAAAAGATAAGTCATGGCAAAGAAAAAAGATTCAAGATTGGCAAGAGCTGGGGTAGCTGGATTTAATAAACCTAAACGTACCCCATCACATCCAAAGAAGTCACATGTTGTAGTTGCTAAGCAAGGGGATAAAGTTAAAACAATACGCTTTGGAGAACAAGGTGCAAGTACAGCTGGTAAACCTAAAGCAGGTGAGTCAGCTAAAATGAAAGCAAAACGTAAATCTTTTAAAGCCAGGCATGGTAAAAATATAAAGAAAGGTAAAATGTCAGCTGCTTATTGGGCAGACAGAGTTAAATGGTAGAAATCATGACAGAGTCAAGTATAAAAAAATTAGGATTTAAAAAAGTGTATGTATCTGAAAAGACATCAGGTGATACTGCTTTTTATTTTTATGCATATAAAGTAGGAAAAATAGAATTAATATCTAATAGCCATGATAATCTACAAGAAGAATCTTGGATTGTTGAGATATTGGAAGGAAATATACAATTTACTAATATATCAGATGTAAAGGATCTAATTACATTGTTAGAACGTAATAAACTTTAATAAACTTTTTTAATTTAAACATTTTTTATATATTTGACATTATTAATCTAAATATATAAAAATGGCAAACGCAAAAACCAACCCAGAATTATCTGAAAAAGATCCTAAACTTAGTAAAGAAGAACTTGCTGCACGTAGGGATGAAATTACATCTTTCTATAAAGATAATATTCCACACTTAGAAGTACAAGCTGATTATGAAACGCTTCTTGCAGCTATTGAAAAGGCAAGAGCAGAAAGAATGCAAGCTCAAATGTTTATGGCACAGCAATATGCTGCACAAAAAGAAGGAGGAGAACCATCAACTCCTGAAGCAGATGAATTTAAAGCTGCTATGAAAAATGCTATGAACCCTGAATAAATGAGACTTTTAAAGAAAGGATCTACAGGTAATGATGTAGCAACACTTCAAAATAAATTAGGGTTAAAATCTGATGGAATTTTTGGCCCTAATACTGAAAAATATGTAAAGAGATTTCAACTCACACATAATTTACAAGTTACAGGATTAGTTGATAATGATATGTGGGTTTTGTTAATGAACTTACAAGAAACAAAATCATTAGAAATTGATGAAGATACAGACTTACAAGGTCAATACTACAAAACAAATTATGAACAAATAATACATAAACATTTTTTACCAAAAGGAGAATATCTTGAAGGTCCAATTAGTAATGAATATGTAATTTTACACCATACAGCAGGACATGCTAATCCATATGCTTGTGTAGATATGTGGGGTAGAGATTCACGTGGGCGTATAGCTACTGAATTTGTATTAGGGGGGATTGACCATAGGAATGGAAACAATGAGCATGATGGTACAATGGTTCAAGCTTTTCCAACAGGAGCACAAGGATGGCACTTAGGAAAAACTGGTTCAGGTTATATGAACCGTCATTCAGTAGGTTTAGAAATTTGTTCTATGGGATATCTAACTCATAGCAACAAAACATATGTTAATTCATTGTGTCAAGAAAATCAAGTGATTACATTAGAAGAATCATTTAATGGATATAATAAATGGCATAGTTATTCAGATGCTCAAATTAAAGCAACTGAAAAATGGATAAAATATGTAGGAGAAAGAGATCAAATTGATATTAGGTTAGGTTTAAAACAACTTATACAAAAACATGGACCTATCAAAGGATTTGGATTTAATCTTGATGCACATTTAGGTAAAGTAAAAGGATTATTAACACATACAAACGTTAGGAAAGATAAATCAGATTGTTATCCTCATCCTGATTTAGTAGATATGATATTAAGTTTATAATATGGCACTAGTAAATAAAGTAGATTTAAAAATGAAAGTGGATATTGATAAAACAATACAATATCAAATAATGACTTATTGTTTTTTTAATGATATACTTATTAGTAATTCAGATATGAAATTTTTAACGGAGTTATCTAAAAATGACAATATTGAATTAACAAAATTTTGTTTAAAAATGGTTGAGGATAAAATATTTAAAAGCCCTCAATCTGCAAGAAATGCAATAACTAAAGCAGAGAGAAAAAACTTGGTAGACAAAAAAGGAAATAATAAAAAAACAATATCATTAAAAAAAGTAATTAATGTACAAACAAGTGGTTTAGTTTTACTTGATTATAAAATATTAGGTAATGAATCCCAAGAGTCATAAAGAACTTAAAAATGGAATAGCTGATGAAGTAGGTGTACATCATTCAGTGGTAGATGAATTTATAACTTTTTATTATAGTAAGTTAAGAAGAAAGTTATCTGATATAGATTTTCCAAGAATACAAGTAGATGGATTGGGAACATTTTATTTAAGAAAAAATAAACTTGAAAAGGCAATAAAAAAAAATAAAAGCATATTGGGTAATTTAGCCAAAAGAACATATGTAGGTTTTGCTAAAAGTCAAGAAATAAATAAAAATGTTACTCAAATGGAATCTGCTTTAATGCAAATGGAAAAAGATATTTTAAATAAAAAATTATTTAAAGAAAAGCATAATGAAAACATGGACTAAATATTTATCTATATTTAAAAATGGTGATAAGATTGCTGAAGGTATTAAAAATAACATTTTTAAAAAAGAACATGTTGAAGCTGTAGCTACAGATAGATTTCAAACATGTATTAAATGTTCTTTGTTTGATGCTCAAGGTAAAGATTGTTTAGCTCCAGGTACTCAACCATGTTGTTCAGATTGTGGTTGCAGTTTAGGATTTAAGGTTAGATCATTATCTTCTGAATGTCCAAAAGGTTTTTGGGATGCATTAACATCTGAAGAAGAAGAAGAATTAATTAATAATTTAATAAACAATAATGATACAAATTAATTATCATCTAAATAAAGAAGTAACAACGGTAAACACTAATGATGAAAGTAGTTGGTGGTATACCACAATAACATAATACTATGGCAATAAAATTTCAAGAAGAAGGTCACATATATGAAAGTATAGATCAAGATAAGATTCAATGGACTGGTGTAACATCTTTTATAGGTAAGTTTAAACCTAAATTTGATAGAGATGGACAAGCAAAAAAGTCATCAAAGAATAAAAGGTCTAAGTGGTATGGTATGACTCCAAAAGAAATTATTGCAGCATGGGACGGTGAAACAGATAGAGCTATAACTTTAGGTAATTTCTATCATAACCAAAGAGAAGCTGATATGCTTGATTTTAAAACAATAGAGCGTAATGGTGTAGAAGTACCTATTATTAAACCTTTAATAGATGAGAATGGTGTTAAATTTTCTCCAGATCAAAAGTTAGAAAATGGATTATATCCTGAACATTTAGTATATTTAAAATCTGTTGGATTATGTGGTCAGGCTGATGTAGTAGAAGTAGTAGATGGGGTAATAAATATAAATGATTATAAAACAAATAAAGAAATAAAGGAAAAAGGTTTTACAAATTGGGAAGGTATAACAAATAAAATGTATAAACCAATTGGTCATTTAGATGATTGTAATATTAACCACTATAATTTACAATTAAGTATATACATGTATATTATTAAAAAGCATAACCCTAAACTTAAAATAGGCAAAATGACAATTCAACATGTTAAATTTAAACAAGTTGGAGAAGACAAATTTGGCTATCCAATTAATGAACACGTTAATGGAGAACCAGTTTTAGATACAATAAAACTTTATGAATTACCATATTTAAAAGATGAAGTAAGGTCTTTAATAATGTGGATAAAAGACAATAAATGATAGTAAGATTATTTGATATAGAAAATAGTGAATTAGTAGTAACAGAACATTGCTATGCATTACCTTTTTTAAAGAAACTTATGGATGAATATCCGGAGACACATATGGCTGTATATAAATATTTGTTTTATATGACATGTCCTAACCCAGATTTAAATCCTTTCTTTAATTTACCGGAACATGAAAAGGAAGATATTATTATTGAAGAGATAAAACTTGAAGAATCAACGGAAGATCCATCAATAAGATATGCTAAAGCAATGTGTGAAAAAATGTATCAAACACCAACATATAGAGCTTATGTAGGTATAAAATCTATGTTAGATAGATTAGCTAAGTACATGGAAGTAACAGCAATTGAACATGGTAGAGATGGAAATATTAATTCAATGGTTAATGCAGCTGCTAAATTTGAACAGATAAGGCAATCATACAAAGGTGCATTTACAGATATGAGACAAGAACAGGATAGCTCTGTACGTGGTGGTGCAGGTTTAGCTTATGACCAATTATAAAAATCAAAAATTATGGCACAAAAAATTATTCCAGTAGGACAGAAATTATTAATTAAAGAAATTAAAGCAGCAACTAAAACTGCTTCAGGACTTATTATTCCTACAATAGCACAGAAAACAACTTATGAAGGAAGAGTAGTAGGCAAAGGAGAAGGTATAAATGAAATAGGAATTGGGGATGTAGTAAGATATGCAGAACATGCTATGCCAACTCCAATGACTCACCAAGGTGAAGAACATTTATTATTACAATTAGGAGATGTATATGCTATTATAAGAGATGAGTAGAATTGTACCCTTATTTGAAAATCATAAGTGGTCAACTATAGAGTTTGCTTCAGATAATGAATTCAGAGAATTTTTAGAATCTATATTTAAAGAGCCTGGTCAGTATAATTTTGATACTACTGCTTGGCTTTTTAATGAAGAAGCAAAAAGGTTTAATGCAGAAGGTAACTACTGTAGTGCTCCTTTTAGATCTAAAGATTTTACTGCTTATTGGGAAGATCAAAAAAACAAATGTAGAACTGGTGTAATATACAAAGTAAAGAATAATACTTGGTATCTCACTAGAGATTACTATATGTGGCTTAATTTTTTACCAATTTTTGACAAAGAAGAAAAAAAGTATGGGTTTGCAAAAGTAAGAGATGCACAATACCACATGGCATTATATGAAATTATTGCTGAATTAAATAATCAACATGTAGCAATACTTAAAAAAAGGCAAATAGCTTCTTCTTATTTTCATATGGCAAAACTTCTTAATCAATATTGGTTTGAAGAAGGTTCTATATGTAAAATTGGTGCATCATTAAAAGATTATATAAATGATAAAGGTTCATGGAAATTTTTAGAAGAATATAAAACTTTTCTTAATGAACACACTGCATGGTATAGACCTAGCAATCCTGAGAAGGTTTTACTTTGGCAACAACAGATTGAAGTAAAAATAAACAACAGAAAAACATCAAGAGGTCTTAAATCAAAGATACAAGGTGCTTCTTTTGAAAAGAATGCCACCACAGGAGTAGGGGGACCATGTACATATTTTTTTCATGAGGAGGCTGGTATTGCTAAAAATATGATGCAGACCTATGAGTACTTGCGTCCTGCTATGTCTTCTGGTATGATGACAACAGGTCAATTTATTGCTGCTGGTTCAGTGGGTGATTTAGAACAATGCAATCCATTAAAGGATATGATACTAAATCCTAATGCAAATGATATATATGCTGTAGAGACGAATCTAATGGATGCTGATGGCACTATTGGTATGGCAGGCTTATTTATTCCTGAACAATGGTCTATGCCTCCTTATATAGATAGATTTGGTAACTCAGAAATAGAAGAAGCAATAATAGCAATTAATAATGAAAGATCAAGATGGAAAAATGAATTAAGTGGAGAACAATACCAATTAAGAATTTCACAAAAACCACTTAACATTGCTGAAGCATTTGCTTATAGAAAAGAATCTGTATTTCCACAAGGTATATTAAGTAAGCAATTAAAAAAGATTGAAGAAAAAGAATATCCTTATGAGCTTATTGAACTTGACAGAGATCAAACAGGCATTGTTGCTAAACGTACAACAAAATTACCCATTAGTGATTTTCCAGTAAATAAAAAACAACAAGATAAAACAGGAAGTATAGTAGTATGGGAAAGACCAGTAGATAAACCTGGCTTTGGTGCATATTATGGTTCTATTGATCCTGTGTCAGAAGGTAAAACAACTACATCAGATTCATTATGTAGTATATATATTTATAAAAATGCTACTGAAGTAACAAGAGAGATAGGTGCTGGAGATGTTGAGCAATTTATAGAAAGAGATAAAATTGTTGCAGCATGGTGTGGTAGATTTGATGATATTAATAAAACACATGAAAGATTAGAATTATTAATTGAATGGTATAATGCTTGGACTATTGTTGAGAATAATATTTCATTATTTATTCAGCATATGATTGCTAGAAAAAAACAAAAGTATTTAGTACCTAAACAACAAATACTTTTCCTAAAAGATTTAGGATCTAACAGAACTGTATTTGCAGAATATGGATGGAAGAATACCGGAACATTATTTAAAAGTCATTTGATTTCTTATGCAATTGAGTTCTTAAGAGAAAGTATTCATGAAGAAACAGATGAACATGGAGCTGTTATGTCTCAAACATTAGGGGTAGAAAGAATACCTGACCCAATGCTTATAAAGGAAATGTTAGCTTATTATCCAGGATTGAACGTAGATAGATTAGTTACATTCGGAGCTTTAATAGCATTTGCTAAAATACAACAATCAAATAGAGGATACTCTAAAAGGCGTGAATCAGACAACAATTCCTTGGTAAACTCAGAAAAAATAAGTAAATTAAAGTATAGTAGTCCGTTTAAAAATATTGGGCGTAAAAAAAGTCTGGGGGGATCAAAAATAAGAAGATCAGGATTTAAAAATATTAAATAGATAAAACAACATGAGAGTATTAAACGCCATGCAAATGAAAAATGGGGCAAAAGCTGAAAGCGGGCCTACATTTTCTAGTTTAACCCAGCCAGTTCAATTTTTACCTTACAAAGAAAAAACTGATAGTTGGGCTGCTTGGAATTTAGATTGGTTAGAACTCCAAGGTATTGAATTCTTAAAGGTAAATTCAAGAAGATTACTTAAAAATTATAAACTTGCAAAAGGCGTAATTGATAAAACTGATTATATTGTTGAGCCAGATAATGAGTATAAAGATCTTATGGATACTCTTACAGCTGAAAATGATTCAGCTTTAGAATTAAAGTTTTATCCTATTGTACCTAATGTTATAAATGTTTTAACAGGTGAATTTTCTAAGAGGTATACAAAAGTACAATTTAGAGCAGTAGATGATGCATCTTATAATGAGATGTTAGAACAAAAAAAGATACAAGTTGAAGAAGCATTATTAGCAGATGCAGAAGCTAACTTAGTACGTAAGATGATTGAGATGGGTATGGACCCTGCTTCAGAAGAAGCTCAACAACAATTATCACCAGAAGGATTAAAATCATTACCAGAGATAGAAGATTTTTTTAGTAAGTCTTATAGAAGTATGGTTGAAGAGTGGGCATCCCACCAACTTGCAGTAGATGAAGAAAGATTTAAAATGCAAGAACTTGAAGAAAGAGGTTTCCGTGATATGCTTATTGCAGATAGAGAATTTTGGCATTTCCGTATGTTAGAAGATGACTATGATGTAGAGTTATGGAATCCAGTATTAACTTTTTATCAAAAATCTCCAGATCAAAGATATATAGCAGACTCAAATTATGCTGGTAAAGTAGATCTAATGACTGTATCAGATGTAGTAGATAGATATGGTTATTTAATGGATGAGAAACAATTAAAATCCTTACAAAAAATATATCCAGCTAGATCAGCACAGTATCAAGTAAATGGTTATCAAAATGATGGTGCTTATTATGATGCTACAAGATCTCATGAGTGGAATACAAACATGCCAGGTTTAGCATACAGACAATTTACAAGTAACTATCATAATGATCCAGCCAATGGAGGTGATATTTTAAGTGAGATACTAGATGAAAATGAAGATATATCTATGTGGGGTGAAGGTAACCTTATGCGTATTGCTACAATATATTGGAAGACACAACGTAGAATAGGTCACTTAACTAAGATAGAATCAGACGGAGAAGTTACTCAAGAAATAGTTGATGAAACATTTAAGATTTCTAAAAAAGCAGTATATGATACGTCAATATTTAAACAAAAAACAAAAGAAAATTTATTAGAGGGTGAACATATAGAATGGATTTGGATAAATGAAGTTTGGGGTGGTGTTAAAATTGGTCCAAATTTACCTGCTATGTGGCAATCAACTATGGGAGATAATATTAATCCAATTTATATTGGTATAAATAGAACTAAACCTGGTAGATTACCTTTTCAATTTAAAGGGAATAATACACTTTATGGATGTAAACTTCCTGTAGAAGGTAGAGTATTCTCTGATAGAAATACTAGATCTACATCTTTAGTAGATTTAATGAAAGCTTATCAAGTTGGATACAATATGGTTAATAACCAGATTGCTGATATTTTAATAGATGAATTAGGAACAGTAATAATGTTTGATCAAAATGCATTACCACGTCATTCAATGGGAGAAGACTGGGGTAAAAACAATTATGCAAAAGCATTTGTAGCTATGAAAGATTTTCAAATGCTACCATTAGATACATCTATTACTAATACTGAGAATGCTACTAACTTTAACCATTATCAAACTCTAAATATGGAGCAAACTAATAGGTTAATGTCTAGAATTCAATTAGCTAATTATTTTAAACAACAATGTTTTGATGCAATTGGTATTAATCCACAACGTCTTGGTGGTGCTGTATCTGCACAAACAGCTACAGGAGTTGTTCAAGCTATGCAACAGTCATATGCACAAACAGAAATGTATTTTGTACAACATTCAGACCATTTAATGCCAAGGGTGCATCAAATGAGAACTGATTTAGCACAATTTTATTATAGTACTAATCCAAGTTTAAGATTACAATATATCTCTACAGAAGCTGAGACGGTTAATTTTGCTATTAATGGTACTGAACTATTACTTAGAGATTTTAATGTATTTGCAACTACTAAAACTAATCACAGAGCCATTCTTGAAAACCTTAAACAAATGGCTTTAACAAATAATACTACTGGTGCAAGTATATATGAACTTGGAAATATTGTTAAAGCAGACTCAATTGCAGAAGTAACTGATATACTTAAAGATTCTGAAACAAGAATACAAGCACAGAGAGAACAAGATATGCAACAACAACGTCAAATGCAAGAACAACAACTACAAGCTAAAGCACAAGAGGAGCAACAAAAACTTGAAGTTGAAATGGGTGAAAATGCTAAAGATAGACAAAATGATGTTACAATTGCAGAGATTAGATCAGCAGGATTTGGTTCTCAAGCTGATATAAATCAAAATCAAGTATCTGATTTTCAAGATGCTATGAAGGATATTAGGCAGACAACTCAATACCGTGAGCAAATGAATATGAAACGTCAAGAGAATAGTACAAAATCTATGATGGAAAATTCTAGACTTCAAGTTGAAAGAGAAAAGATTAATGCTCAAAAGGAAGTAGCAAATACAAAACTCCAAATAGCTAAAGAAAACAAAAATAAATATGATTCTAAAGAATCAGATAAAAAATAATTAGCGTTAGCTATATACTGCTAATTATTTTACTTTTTCCACAAATATTTTAAGTTTATAATATAAAGTTTACGTATATTATATATGTAAGGAATATTAATTATTAAAACCAACATAATTATGAGTACAACTCAAACAGAATCAGTGAAAAGTAACGTAGAACAAGTAGACGTTAATTTAGATGAAATATTCAATGCTGCTCCAAGTGGTGCTGATATAATTTCACCAGACTCAAATAAACCTAAAAATATTTTTAGTGGTTTAAATGAGAAAGCAGATATGTCATTTGCAGATCCAGATAATGATGGAGTAGATGATATAACTTCTAAAGCAGAAGAAAAATCTGAGAAGGAAGAAGAGATACCTCAACCTGAAGCAGAAGAAGAAAATGTGGATAGCATTTTAGATACATTAGATGGGTCATCAGAAGATGATGCAGAAGATGATTCTAATTTGAAACCTAAAAAAGGAAGAAAAGCAATTTCAGGTATATCTGATGTATTTTCTAAATTAATTAAAGAAGATAAAATTGTTCCTTTTGATGATGATAAAGATTTATCAGAATATAGTGCAAAGGATTGGGAAGAGTTAATTCAAGCTAATTTAGATGAAAAAGCTAATCAAGTAAGACGTGAAACACCTAAGCAGTTTTTTCAATCTTTACCAGAAGAATTACAAATAGCAGCTAAATATGTTGCTGATGGAGGTAAAGACCTTAAAGCATTATTTTCAACATTATCACATGTTGAAGAAAGTAAAAGTCTTGATGTTAAAAAAGCTAATGATCAAGAAAAAATTATATCCGAATACTTAGGAGCTACTGGTTACGGTACTCAAGAAGAGATTCAAGAAGAAATTGAAATATGGAAAGACTTAGGTAAGTTAGAACAACAAGCTAATAAGTTTAAACCTAAGTTAGATAAGATGCAAGAAAAAGTTGTTGCACAAAAACTTCAAGAGCAAGAGCTTAAGAAGAAGCAACAAGAAAATGCATCTAAAGCATATATGAAAAATGTATATGATACATTAAAAGATGGTAAACTAGGAGATGTCAAAGTAGATAGAAAAACTCAAGCTATGTTATATAATGGTTTAGTACAACCTAATTACCCATCCGTTAGTGGAACTAATACTAATCTATTAGGTCACTTACTAGAAAAGTATCAATTTGTTGAGCCAAATTATGGATTAATATCTGAAGCTCTATGGTTATTACAGGATCCTACAGGATACAAAGCAAAAATCATGGATAAAGGAGCTCAACAAAGTGTAGAGAAAACAGTTAGAAAACTGAAGACAGAACAAGCAAATGCTGGAGGAGCATCATTAGGTGTTAATAGAGCTGAAGCAGAAAAGAAAAGTTCTAGAAAAAAATTAGCCAGACCAACAAACATTTTTAAAAGAATGTAAAAGTATTTAAAAGAATTTAATTAGATAGATTAAATATAACAGAGTAAAACAATTATTAACAATTAAAAACAATCAAAATTATGGCAACTCCAGTTTTAAATAATGGGATTTTCCTACGTGATACAAGCTACAAAGCTAGTTCTCATGTTGATTCGTATCACCTTACCCAAATGCTTGGTAACCCTGAGCCTATGGATATGGGACCAATTGATCTTTGGGCAATGACCCAAAAGGTAGAAATGCCTTTATATCAAATGGCTTCTTTCGGTGGTAAGAATACTATCATGGTGGACAATGCTAGAGGTGAGTACAAGTGGCAAACTCCTATTGCACAAGATCTTCCTTATGTAGTGGCAGACATTGAACCAGCTAACGCTAACAAAGGTATTGATGGAACCTACTTCAAAATTAAGATCAACAAAAGAACATTTGGTCACGGTGATATTATTACTTATGACAAGTATAATGGTCTTGAATTATACATTACAGCGGATGATATTATTCCTGCAGGTGATGGTTTTGTTTATACAGTACAGTTAGTTAACAATAACAACAGTGCTATTTTAGACAATAAATATTTAGCAAAAGGTACAAAGTTCTTCAGAAAAGGTTCTGCAAGAGGTGAGTACGGAGAAAGATTCTCTGATATTGAAACTGGTTCTGGTTTCCGTGAATTCTACAACTTTGTAGGAGGAGCAGAAGCACATGTACACTATTCAATTTCTTCAAGAGCAGATTTAATGATCAAAGGCGGATTAAACGCTGATGGTACTGTACCT